TTCTACCTATCAAGGTGGGGGAGAGATAAAGTATATGGTGTGGGTTGGAGATATGCCTTTAGACATAAACGGAAGAGAAGAATTAACCTTAGAAGAAGCAGAATTGTTAAAGAGAGAATGGGAAGAAAAAGGCTACGATGATGTTGCAATAGTAACACATTTATAAATAAATTTGCACAATAACTTTATTACAAGTATATTTGAGTATCAATTAAAAACAAAAGAAATGGTAACAAAAACATTTAAACTAGGTGAAGTATGTAAAGGTGGGGTTATTACAGCAATAGCCACAAAAACCAAAGTAACTATCATTGCTAAAGAATGGGATACCACACAAGGGTTTAGTAAAGGTAGTAACCAATCAAACGCTAAAGAATGGAATAGATTAGAAGTATCAACAAGTGATAGTTATGCGGATAGTAGGTTAAATTGGTTTATATATGACCTAACAACTAGTTACTATACCGATGTTATTATGGACTGGGTTAAATCTAAAACAGAACTTAAAAGCTTATAAATAAATTTGTACAATAACTTTTTTATACCTAAATTCGTATTATCAAATTAAACAAAATGAAAAATTTATTCACGAGAGAGTGTCTACAAATTGAAGTGGCACGAAGACAAGAAAACAAAATTGGTTTGACAATCAGTTCCGACTATTCGGGTTCAGATCGAAAATCTCAGTTATATGTTAACGAGGAAAGGCTCGCAACTATGTTGGAATCTTTTTGGAAAGGTATTAAAACCAAGAAACTATTGTTGGCGAATGTATCGTTCAGTGAAATTGATTGGTACGATGATATGTGCGATGTGTACGACACACCAAGCATTACCATTAAGAGAGGTTTGAAGAAGGCAAAGGTAAGTCACCAAGAACACGGTTCAATACCAAAAGATTGGAGTGTTGATTTGTTTTGTGTATTCGCAGACACCACAACCAATACACCAATACTTGAAGTGGTTAAGAGTGCGTTGGGTGGTTACTTTGATGCTGATTTGGAGAAGAAGTTTATCAAAGACCTTAAACCATTCTTGCAGAAGAAGGTAAACTATGCGAGTGCTGAATTAAATTACGAACACTAATATGGCAGACAATCAAATACCGAACGAACTAACAATCGGAGTATACTATTACTTTGATGATGAAGGTAAGCCATGCTTTGATGTAGAGGACATGAAGAGAGAGTTTGAACAAGCGTTACTTAAATTAGAAGAACTTTCAAAATATTAATAAATAAATTTGCACGAGAACTTTTTTACACTTATCTTTGAAGTATCAAAAAAACAAATAGATATGTTAGCCTACAAAATTAACGCAGCCAACCGCAAGGTTGAAGCAATCGAAATCAACGATTGGAAAGACATCGCACCTGCTATTGGTGGGGAGTGTAAATTATTTGATGCACCAGTGAAACTAGACAACGGGGATACATTCTATGCCGATGAGCAAGAATTGTACCACACTTGCGAAGGTGGTTGGAGGTTGATTGAGGATGAGGACTTTCCACTAACAATCTTAGGGAACGCACTTGTGCTGGGAACAGACGAGGACGGCACCGAACCGAGATCTAGCATTGAGGATATTGAGGCGATTATTATTTGGGTGAGCAAAGAAAATTGTGAGACGTATCGCAATCATGTTCTTAACAGACCGCCAATGGTTTTTCCCCCTTTTACGGATTATAAAAAGAGTTAAAAAGAAATAACAGCCGATAGTAAATGGCGTTATTAAAGGGGGAGAAATCCCCCAAACTTTTTTGTAAATAAATTTGCACAATAACTTTATTACGAGTATATTTGAATATCAATTAAAAATAAAGAAATTATAATTTAAACAATTTAAAAGAAAAAAATGGAAAATTTCAAAGAAAAATTAAAGCAAATGCTAAAACAACTTTCATTCTACGTTGTAATCTTAATCAGTTTTGTTGCGGGTATTTCAATAGGTTATTACTATAACTTTATCAAGAAAACTTGCGACAAAGAACCTCAATTCACATCTATTCGCAAATCAGAAATTAAGTTGGCGATTGATGAGAATAACAACTTGTTAATTATTAAACAGAGTAATGGTTCTTATACCGTATACCAAGATTCGATAGGGTACACAATTTTCAACCTATACGCCAAGAATATTTGGGGGCAAGCAACCACACCACAAACTAATAAAACTACAAAGTGATATTAAAGCAAGGAATTAGATTTTTTTATGTGATGTGTCTCATAGGGGTTATTTTTGCATCTATGAGTTTAATCGGAGTTAACACCGAAGACGAAACATACGATATCGGTGAATTGGGTGGTATGCCCAATTCACCATATTGCTTACAGATGTATACATCAATAGAAAAGTATTCTGAAGAGTATAACATACCAAAATACATTGCATACAATGTTGCGTACCTTGAAACTCGTTACAAAGGACCATTCGATTGGAAGTACGACCACAGACAAATATCGTCAGCTGGTGCAAAGGGACCGATGCAAATCATACCTAGATATGCACACGCATTTGTAAAAAGAAAGATTACCGAAAAAGAATTACTAAGAAATATCGATTTGAATGTTATGATTAGTATGAAGATGCTAAGGACGTGGCATAACCAACATAAGGATTGGACATTAGCTTGTGGTGCATATAATTCAGGAAGACCAATTCAAAATGAATACGCTCGTTACGCAAGTTCAAATAGGAACTATAAAAATAAATGGGTTAAGTATTAACAATTATTTAATAAAGTTTGCACAATAACTTTATTACAACTATCTTTGAATTATCAAATTAAAACAAAACAAATGAACAATCCATTTCAAAGACCACAAGCGGGAGCGTACAAACCATACTTGGTTTCAGCCCTAACAATTATCGGAAGAACCACCGAAGCAAATGAGTTCGCAATCGGCAATATGAAGCTTGCTATCGTTTCATCAATTACGGGTGGAGTAAAGTTATTCCCCGAGTTGAATGAAGTGTGTGCAAACGCTTTAAACGCTCTTAGTTATGTAGACGAAACTATTCGTTACTACTTTTGGGGTTTATCTAACGGACAATTCGCAGTAGCGTCAAGTAATGGTGCATACGTATATGACCCAACCGACACTAAAGCGGTTGAGTTCGTAAAAGAACAAGTTGAGTTGAGTGATAATGAAGTAATACAACCATACTTTAACTAAGAACCTTTTTTTTCGTTTCATTTAATTTTTAAGAGGGGGATCGGAAACGGTCCCCTTTTTTATATAATAAAAATAAATTTGTACAATAACTTTATTACCACTATCTTTGAATTATGAAATTAACCAATACAGAAGAAATGTTTAACGATATATCAACAACGGAAAAATTCCCTAAAACCTTAGTCATTAGAAACCACGAAGGTGGTATGATATGGCAAGTATATCACGTAGAAAAGTTAAGTGAGGCTGAAAAAATATCTTATAATGCAACGGGGAATGGTTTCGAATGTATTACATTAGAAGACTACCAACCAGAAATGGAACAGAATTGGCCTGATTGGAGAAAAACTTGTAACTCCGATATATTAAAATAAAGTTTGCACAATAACTTTATTACAACTATCTTTGAATTATCAAATCAAATCAAATGGAGAATTATAGTGTAACAATAGAGAATAGAACAAAAGAAGGGTCAGCAGTACGTGATGGTGAAGGTAATAACCGTTCCACCTTATCCTTTGATGTTAATATCAATGAGGGTTCAGAAGAAAGTTATTTGAATCAATTAGCTAAGACACTTAAAACTTGGTTGCCCGATAATCAAACCAGCATTGAGTTGAGCGTATTCAATAGTATTTCGGGTACGTATATGAAAATGTATTCTTTTTATATTAATGAGAATAGATTTATAGAACATTAAAATAAAGTTTGCACAATAACTTTTTTACAACTATCTTTGAATTATCAAATTAATCAAGATGAAAAAACAAAAAGTAAGATACGATGTGATTAGTCCCGATGGATTCTCAATCCATTTCGCTAACACGTACAAAACAGAAGAGGATGCGAAGTTGGCTCTTAATGAGTGGGCAAAGCGTTTTGAAACACAAGGTTACTATTCATCTAACAATGGTAGAATTGACCTAAACGAGTTGGAACAAAATTGTAGAATAGTTAAATATAATATCTAATGAAAAACTACTACATAACAATTATGTCAATCGATCCGAATGACCACCAAGGTAGAGAACAAGGTGATGATAGTCAAAAGTATGGTTTCAATGTTTACGCAAACAACCAAAGTGATGCCGAAGAAAAGGGGGTTATTAAGTTTAGACAAGACCATGGCGACCTACCAATATTCTGGATGAGAGTAGCGGAAGATTAAAATTAAATTTGCACAATAACTTTTTTATAACGTACTTTGAACTATCAAATTAAAATAAAAACATTATGGGACAGTATTACAAAGCTATTCTTTTAAAGGAATTAAAAGACGGTAAAACAAAAGAAGAAATTAAGACTTGGTTTAATTCGTGGGATTACGAATGTGGTCTTAAATTAATGGAACACTCGTGGATGAAAAATCCGTTTGTCAAAGCAGTTGAAACCAAATTAAGCGAAGAACCACAAAGGGTTGTTTGGGCTGGTGATTATGCCGATGAAGAAGATGATTCAGTATTCATTAATTCAGAGGGTGAAGAAGAAAAATATACACTATATACCTTAGCGTCTGATGAAACAAAATTAGATGATAAAGTGAAACCAAAACATTTTAGATACGTTGTAAACCACACAAAGAAAACCTTTGTAGATAAAAACAAAGTACCTAAAGATAATGACGGTTGGAGAATACATCCTTTACCTTTATTAACCGTTGAAGGTAACAATAGAGGTGGTGGTGATTTCAGAGGTGAAAGTCCGTTAATTGGTATATGGGCAAGAGATTTGATTTCTGTAAGCACAAAGAAACCAAAAGAATACTCCGAGATAATCTTTGATTTGACGGAAGAACCTTTTTTTATATAATTAAATTTGCACAATAACTTTTTTATAATGTACTTTGAACTATCAAATTAAAAGAAAAACATTATGGATAATATTATAGCAGTTTGGGATGGTTCAGAAACAGATGAGTGGTATTGGGATGACTTCATTGAAGAGGTTAACACAATGGTAAATAAAATGAATACCAAGAAATTCTTTTGTTATGGCTTATCTTTAACGTGGAGAAATGTCGCAGGGTACACAGAATTTGAAACCGATCGTGGTGACGTTTTATTGGAGAAGATAACACCTAATACAGATTTTGGTATTAAGTTTCTTAAAACAGATAATAAAGGGGTTATTGAGGTTGTTACATACCACCATGATGCTCCGACTGGAGAAGTAATGTACCTAATGTCACAATCAATGGCAAAGAAACTTAAAGTAAAAGAAACTTATTTTTAAATAAAAGTTTGTACAATAACTTTTTTACAACTATCTTTGAATTATAAATAAATAACAAAATGAACGTACACGCTGAAACACAAATGAAAAAAGAATTCGTAAATGGAATGGAAATTACACTAACCGTAGTATTTGACGAAGCTGTATTAGTTAGCCAGACATTTAGTAATAAGACCCACCAAATAGAAGAACTACTTGACTACATCGCATATAATGAAATCGCTGGGTGTGATGTGTTTTTTTAAATTAAATTAAAAAACAAAATGGCAAATTATAAAGGAAACGATTTAGGAGACGACTTTAAAGTATTTTTTCGTGGTGAAAAATCTAGGTTAACAAAAATACTGAAAGCAAAGGGCTGTACCAATATTAAACTTGAATATGGATTCTATTACTTTTCAGGATTCTTTACAAGTGAGTCAGGACAAATATATTATCTAAGTAGCTCCGATGTAAGATACTTTCCCTATAACAGATTATTAATCCGTACAGCTAGAGATTATAAAGATTATACTGGTGGGTATAATGAATATAGTGGAACCGCTAAAAAAGAACTGGAAAGTTTTAGACTCTTATAATGAACGAAGAACTATTACACAAGCAGGCCAGAGAATTAATGGTCGAGATCGATCGAAAGTATTATAGAGATACCGAACTATCATTAGATGAATACGTTTTAGAGGTCGAGTTGACAGAGGACGAAAAATTTAATTGTTACGAATTAATAAATAAATTTGCACAATAACTTTTTTATAGCGAGATTCGTATTATAAATTTAAAACAAAGATATTATGTATAAGTTAATCATGGCGAAGTTCCCAACAAAATGTGCGGCAACTAAAAAAAGAATCGGTAGAGGCGACTTCATTATCTATAATGTATTTAATAAAAATGTGTACATTCCTGGTAATGAACCTAAGAATTATACTTACACCGATGATGGTAAAATAGTTACATTCATTTAATAATTATAAGTTATGAAATTGATACTAAATAAAATAATTTCCTACGCAATACTATTCTTTATTATAGTGTTCTTGGTTAGGAATTGTTCAACCTATAATGAATCCTATGTTGATAATGGTATTAACGAGAATGAATCCTATATAGATAAACAAGTTGAGAAAACTGAAACCATAAAGGATTATACCGAAATTGAAAAGAGAGGTATTAAAGAAGTAATAGGGTCGATTAAATTCAATTCTATAAACCCTAATAGCTTTACTAAATTAGGTTCAGAAGTGGTAACAAATAACGATACTATGGTTGTAACTATTGAATATAAAATATCTGATAGCGAGTTCGGTACAGACGACTTAGTTCGGGTCGATAAATGGACTTATGATATTAGTGGTTATTTTAATGGTACGGGTCAATGGCTAAAACCAATTAACCATAGAAAAAATTATCTATAAATAAATTTGCACAATAACTTTTTTACAATTAGATTTGTGTTAATCAATCAAAAATAAAACAAATGAAAAAATTAATCTTATTAATCACATTCGGTTTAATCTCTTTATCCGTGTTCTCACAAACAAAAAAAGACGATGCACCTAAACTACCTATCGGAGTTGAAAAAGGGTTGTCAATTACTTACAATGAATATATACAACTTGTATTCGTAACTGAAAAGAAAGTAATGTCCTTAGAAGATATTGAGGAGGTTAAAAAGTATGTAGCTTACAACTATCGTCTGTACTATGCAGAAGCACCACAAGTGGTACACAAAAAAAAGCAATGGATATTGACTTTTGAGAAAAGGTAACAAATAAGAAGCATATAAATTGGGGTGTCAGAAATGATTCCCTTTTTTTATATAATTAAATTTGTGCAATAACTTTTTTACATATATCTTTGAACTAATCAAACAAACAAAAAGAAATATTATGTCAATCAACACAGTTTTAGTTCACACCCAGTTAGAAGAAAATTACGGATTCAGTACAGGCGGTTCACATTGGAAACCTAAAGGGAGTCATACCTTTCAAATCAAAATTGATGCAGACCTACTAATGTATACCGATGCTGCTACGATATTCGGTAAGATGTTAGAGTCGCAGTCTAATGACCTTGAGAGATTCACATACCTTGAGTATGAGATTCAATGGCACGAACCTACCTTATTGGGTACACAAGAGGACTATATTAATACAAACAAAGAACTTGATTTGGCTTAATTTATATTAATCTATCTAAAGGGGTTCAGAAATGAGTCCCTTTTTTTTGTTTAAACAAATAGATCTAAATACTTGCGTAATAAAGTTATTCATAGTACTTTTATTCTATAACCAATTAAACAAAGTTAAAATGAAAAAGTTAGTAACATTATTAGTATTAGTTATGATAGTATCATTAACAACAACAAGTTGTGGAACAACATCAAAAGGTTGTGGATATGCTAAAGCTCAAAAGTTTAATAAAAAACAAAGTAAAAAATCTCACAGACATCACAAGAAAAGTAGAAGCAATAGAACGTTTGCTAATTTTTAATATAAGAGGGAACAAAAAAAGTTCCCTTTTTTTATGTAATTAAATTTGCACAATAACTTTTTTATAACGTACTTTGTGCTGGTGCCTTAAACTTTCGTAATAAAAATAATTTAAAAGTTTTTGTAAAAAAGTTTGCGGGATAAATATCCTATGCTTATATTTGTACTCAATCAAACAAACAAAAACATATATTATGAACAATCAAGAAAGAAAATCAGAAGTTATCGCAAGTCTAATCAAAGATGGTGGAAGTGCTACATTTGCTACCGTAGTAGCGGTGGTTGAACAAAAACAACTTAAACGTTTTAACCCACTAAAAGACGCTATTATCACTAAATTAGTGAGCTACAATATGCTATTGAACGCTAACTATCAAAATATGGTTAATAACCAACGTGTACGTGAGAATAAAGACGCAGACTTTGTAGCAAAAGAAAATTGGTTTACAAAGGTAAATGATGGCTTTAACGGAAGTATCGTAGCTAAAAAGTCGGATACCACTTGTAAGTACCTTTTCTTCGCTTGTAGCAACTCTAAAACGTCTAACTACTATGTAAACGGAATCGAGGCTACAACGGAACAAATAGAAACGATTAAGGCGTTTAGACCTAAAGTAGCTAAAGCGGTTAGTCAAGACCTTGAAAATGACATTGTGGTACGTACTATCAAAATGGAAGGTATCAAGGAAATCAAATGCGGAGAGAAACTAATCTTCGCATAACCTA